TGTTTATCAATAGATACTGCAAGTTGTTTTGCATTATCATCTGTTGTATTCTTAGTCTGAGCCTTAGTGAACATAATGTTAGCTTCATTTTGCATGGACTCTGTTTCTAATTTCTTTTGTTCAGCCACAGCAGCTTGTTCTGCTTGAGCTGATTGCTCTTGAAGAGCTTTAGAAGCTTTTTGCATAAACTCGTCTGTTGTGTAATCTTCTAAGAAATCATTTGAATCAACACCTAATGCCTCTATAATTTTAGTTGCTAAGACAGCAGGTGCTGAAGGTTTTACAACCATACCTTGACCTTGCTGATTTAATGCTGGTAATATTTCAGTACCAATCTTACTATACTTAGCTAATAGATTACTATTAGAATTCTCACCAAGATCTAAGAAAATATCACAATCCATTTCTTGTGGTAAGTCTGTTGGGTTTATAGAGTAGAATACACCACCGTCCATCATACCGATTTTACGATTAACACAATCTTGCATAGTTAAATATACACCTTGTACTAATCTTTTTAAACCAGTTTCAGCAAATCTTCTAGCTATATGCTGTATACGTTTCTGAGATGCTGTTTGCACAGCTGCCACTTTAGCTTCTGAATTTCCAGAAACATATAACGTATCATTTAGCCCTTGAGCTGCTTTGCTCATACCTGTAGCTTGTTCTTTTATTGTTTGCAAATGCTGCAACAAAGGAACAGTACCAGTAGATATAACTTCAGGAGGTAGTGCAGCTACTGCACCATTAGGGTTTCCGTTTGTAGGTATGATTTGTTTAGGTCGCATGTTCTGCAACGCTGAGAAATCAACTACATTTGGATCTGCTAATTTAGGTGAGTAATTAGATAAATAAGTATTCTCTACAAAACCACGTAGGATAGCTGTTGACGCAAGAGTTGAACTCCTTGTAAAGTCAGCCATTGATAAACCATAGAATTCATGAGGTATGTCTATAGGAGTTATGGATGCTAACGGTATCATGTCTACATCTTCTTCTAATAAGACATGTTTACCTGCAGATATAATATGTTTAAGTTCAGCAATACCATCACCGTCCCTATCTACACTTATCCAACATTCAGTCACTATAACTTGTCTACTAGCCTCTAATTCGTTTGTAGAACTATTAGCTCCTTTCCAATACTCTTGACCAGTCACACGCTTACGAGCAGCAACTTCTTCAGAGTATCCACTAGCTCCTAACCAGTTCTCATCATCACCTAGTTCATCCCATTCATCATCGTCAATACTAGAAGCTACATCAGGCCAATACTTTCGTATCTCCGATCTAGTCATCTCAGATTGCATACCAACAAAAGAAGCATCTTCTATACATGTTGCATCACGAGATATCCTAAATGACTCAGGTGGAATATTATCTATTTTAACTCTAGATTTATCTATCTTACGTCTTGTTCTAACATTAACGTAAACAAGTTTTGCATCTGGATCTTGACCCCCTAAAGGATCTGTGACACCAAACTTATTTTCAAACTCTAGATCTCCTACTATCTCTATATTCTCGTCAGATAATAGTACATCTAATCTGTCTTGATCTATCTCTTCATATTCTTCTATTTTATATTGATGGTCTTCTACATAGTCCCATCTGATTATACTATTCTTCCAGAGTAATGCTGATTTAAACCAAGTCTGTAATACTTCCCACCCTTTATTCTGTTTAAACAAAGCGTAGTTTGTAAGTAAAGATGCATTCCTTGCTTGTAGATACGAGGATGCATTATCATCTATAGGTATAAACCTTGCCAGTTTTTGGTTAGATAGGAATAAATCTGACAGTACAGAAGTATAAGCCTCCACCACTTCTGTGGTAGATGAGTCAACAATAGAGGAAACTCCAGCCGGAGCTAGGTGCATCTGTGCGATACCTGCATATTCGTATGTAGACTTCTGACGTTCTTTCTGTAAGTCTGATGAGTTAAGCCAATCGCCTGATGTGTTAGCTATACCTGACTCTATTAAGTTAAGTAGTTGTTCATCTGTTACTTTTTCTTTATATCCTGTACTAGCCATTCATTGACCCTCTCGACCATATTGGTGTTTTAGTAGACTCTAAATCTTCAATAGAATACTTACCTGCTTTTGGCATTTCTCTTTCTTTTTCTTTAGGTTCTTCTTCAGTCTCTAAAGACTCTTGTATATATCTCGACATAGCAACCCTCCTAGGTTCTAACAATCTAACAGGCTACTCGCCTAATTATGTGGTGGTCTATCCGCTGACTACCACCGGAGTCGTGAGGACATTGCGGAAACTCTTAATCCGAGAGAGGATTATCTAAAGCTTCTTGTAACCTTTTGGTTAACTTTTCCTCTAGTTGTCTCATACTAGAATCTATTCTATCTTCAGTTTCTCTCATCGTATTCCTAACATCTTTCTCAGTCTCTCGATTTAACGATTCAACTTCTCTTAAAGATGATGTTGTATCTTTTTGTAGTTGGTTCATTGAACTCAACATATTCTCTAAGGATGCGTCTATTAGTGTCTTAGTATCCTTAACACTATCTACAGACTTCTCAACTTTAGAATCTATCTTATCAATGTATCCTTCCATCTTCATGATGTCTTCTCTTAAGTCATCTTTAATATCTCGTGTGTAATCTATTGCACTTTCTAATTTTGTCTCGATAATATTGTTACGTGCCTCAATAGCATCTGTATCAATATTTTGTATGATCTCTTTCATATCCATGTAGTCTTTATAGAATTCAAAACCACCCCATAGTCCACCACCTAGTGCTGAAACAATTGGTATAACTAGCATTAGCTTACCGCCTTTTATAGTAGCTCCACCAATCTCTACCTCTGCCATATTATCCTCCTAGTTCTCAAAGGATAAACTTCTTAATTGGTTTATCTCTTGTTGTAGTTTCATTACTTCTAATTGTTTAATCTGAAGTTCAAGTTCGTATAAACGATTACAATCAATTCTATTCTTTGCTCTTTTTCCAAGAGGAATAGTTATCTTAGAGTATACTCCAATATCACCAACTTGTTGTCTACTACCACTACTACCTTGTATAATACCTGTAACACCAAACTCAAGTTGTGTTGCAGATCCTATAGCATTACTACAGTCTAACTCTCCTGCTCTAAACTTATCAGCTTGGTAACTTGTACTAGAGTTAGGTATAGACAAACTCAATGAGTTAGATGTTGAGTCTGCCTTTACATAACTAGATGTCGAACAAGCGAACAAAAGAAAAACAAGAAGTATAAACACAGTGGTCTTTACCCACATACGTATATACATCATCTTTGCAGCTCGTTCTTTTGATTGTAAATATTTCATATACTTTACCTTATCTTTGAACAAATCCTCGAAGTTATTAATGTAATCTGATCTTTACTTTTAAATAGTTTTGATTGTGTACATATATAAACTACTTTCTTTATATCACTATCTCTAATGTATACATCAAATAGTTTTGATTTATGATATCCTATATTTATTGTTTTGTATTCTGAAGCGAATGGAATTGGTTTCCAATCAAATGTGAATACCTCAATGTCGTAATACTCCACATCCTCTCGTCTATTAAACAACTTCATAGAAGTAACTGATACATCTTTTATATATGAAGGTTTTAACTTAAAGTAAGCTGGAGTCATTTCGTGAGCATAGCTACTAAAGCTTATGCACATAAAACAGAGTGTTAATATTATTTTGCTATACATTCTGCTTTTATAATAGCCGTATAGTTACCTGCTGGTAGTGACTTAGTACTACCATAACTAGCTGTAGATGCAACAGAAAACCATGTTGATCCTGCAAGTGTCATGTTAAATTCTGTTACATTGTTATATGTAACCTTAGCTGCTTCGTAAGCTGACATACCTGCCACACCTACTACACCTACCACTGTACTACCTGTCCATGCAACCGCATCGGTTAACGTAGGGCTAGATGAAAAACTAGCAGGGTGTGTAAAGCGAGTCTTATAGTAATCAGCCTGTGCAACATCTACTCTAATAGATGCTACTACTCCACCATCAGCTGGAAGAGTTGATAGTTTGTACGGAAGTGGATGCCCATAGACACCAGTTGTTTCCGTCCATACACTACATTTAGGTGCTACGGTTCCACCAATAGGTGAGTCTACTGCTAATGCAGCACTCGCTGGCATCAAGAACACTAATGTTGTTATTGTTTTTATATCCATTGTTGTCTCCGTTTATTTGTCGTATTGAGAACGCACCATTATATTATGATTTTTATCCTGCGCTAAGTTCCTTAGTGCTTTAAAATTATCTATAATAA